ATGGTCAGATCATAGGCCGGTAACTGTTGCTCGCCGATGAGGGCGACGGTTGGCCGGCCGTCGACTGCGGCGCCGCCGAACGCGTTTTGGATCGCGTCGACGATGGTGATGATGTAATCGCTGGCGTCTTGGTTGCCGGGTGGCGGTGCCAGCACGCGTACGACGATGGTGATGTCGACAACGTCGTGCGCGAACGTCGTGAACGTCGGCAGCTCGACAAAGACTGACAGCGGCCGTGCGTTGCGCGGATCCGTGACTGTCTTGTAGCCCAGGCCGTTGATCGTGCTGACAACATGCTGAATGGCTTCGTTGAGTACACCGCTGGCCACCGTGTCAGCCGATCTGTGGTCGACCGCAGCCGAGCAGCTGCAGCACTTGGCCGAGGGATCCGATAGGGGTGACCGTGCCCATGTCGTTAAACGACGCGTAGCCGTCAACGCTGCCGCGTGTCCGGTATTGGATCGCGGCGTACATCACGGTGCCGAGTTTCACGTCGGCGTGCGGTGCGACGGTCGGGTTGTCGCTGTAGCCGGCTTCTTCGCGTCGACGGTATGCAAAGTCGTTGGCTGCTGGCACGCAGTAGTCGGTGAGAAACGTGGTGTCGTTCGCGGTGGCTGCGTCAATGCCGAGCCAAACCGTTACGTCGTCCACGTCGATCCAGGTGACTTCCTCAACGAGGACGCCGTTGGCTGGGCTGTAGGCGGCCACGTCGTCGCCGTTGTCGTCGTAGGTAACGGTGTTCGTGCCGAGGTCAACGGTGAGCAGTATGTGGTGGCCGTCAAGCTGGTTGCCGACGTTGTAGACGTGGACGTGTTCGCCTGAGACCAGTCCGGTGGCGTCGTCAAGGACAAGCGTGGCCACATCATCTGTGCGGCTTGCTGTGGTGACGGTTGCCATCAGACTGGTCTCTTACAGGCGGATCAGACGAAGTTCGCCTTGACGTAACGGTTCACGTCGAGCATCAGCGTGGCGAAGTAGCCAAGCCATGAGATGTCGCGCGAGCGGGTGCTGGCGTTGTCAACGCTCAGGAAGCCCTTGGTCTGTTCGAAGATCTCGAAACCGACGGTGTCGCCGAGGATCATCGTGCCATTGCCGGCGTTGTCGAAGTTGGTGTCGACGACGACCTGCAGGCCGAACGCCACGAAGCTGCTGGTGCCGGGGCTAACCGTGCCGAACGCGTTCATGGGGCCAACCTGCGGGAACAACGGGCGACCTGAGCTGTCCTCGAGCTTGCCGAGGGCTTCCCAGTTGCCGGCCGACACGAACAGGTGGGTGGGCAGGTGGCCGCCGTTCCCGGCGTTCTCCAAGATGTACGCGGCGTTGGCGTACAACCAGCCCAGCCACTCGGTGGGGTCGCCCTTGTTGGCGGCGGTGAAGTTGCCGGTGGTGGTGGCGCCGGCGACAAGGGCGTCAGCTGCGACGTTGTCGGTGGTCTGGCCATAAACGCGGCCCATGTCCTCGAGGATCAAGTTGATGATCTCGGGTGACGACCAGTCGATGACCTGCTCGGACACGGTGACGTAGCCGCCGTAGCTGGACTTGGTGACTTGGTTCTCTTGCACCTGGAACTCGCCGGTTTGAAGCGCAGCGAGTTCGGCCGACTGAACAGCCATTGACGTGTGCGTCGACACCGACGGACGGATGAACACTTTGCCGCTGGCCGGCATGGCCTTCACACCGAACGCGTCGACCACAGGGCGGATGCCGAGGTAGTCGTTGTACACCGGGCCGACAATTGGCTCGGGCAGGATGCCGTCGTTGTTGGTGGTGGTCACATCAGGCGCGGCAGCGCGGATGTTTTCGTTCATCTGGTGCCAGTCATGGCCACCGATGAGCGCGGCGCTGATCCACTCGGCGGCCGACGGAAGCTTGAACTGCTTTGCGGGCTGCGCGTAGATCGGCTGAGTTGGAATGGTGGTTTCGGGCTTGGCGGCCTCGACCACTTCGGGCTGGATTTCTTCGGACACTTGTGTCTCCTCTGGTGTTGGGTCGGGTGCGGTCTCCGCTGCTGCGGCGATGTCGCTGATGGTGGCGCCAGCGAACGCTGGCTGGTAGACGACGGACAGTTCCTGCCAGTCGGCGGCTTTGACGACCATTGTGGGGCCGTCCATTTCGTAATCAAGGGCTTCAATGCCGATGCTGACCGAGTCAAGCGCGCCCATTTTGACCAGTTCGACTAGGTCGTTGCCGGCTGCGGTGCGGGCGATTTCGGCGGTGAACAGCATGCCGGCGTCGGTGTCCTCGCGTGCGGTGACGAGGCCGACGATTCGGCTGGGGTCGTGCGATTCCAGGAGGCGTGGCGCGGGGCCGTCAACTGGTAGCGCGCCTTGTTCGATGCGTACCTGTTGGCCGGTCGACACGGTCGCGGTTTCGCCGTATGGGACGGCAATACCGCTGATGGTGCGCGGGTTGTCGGCTTCGCCGGCGGCGGCGTCAAGGGTGACTGATTGGGCGGTGAATCGGATCATGCTGGTGTGTCCTCGTTCTCGCGGATGATACTTGCCGGGTATTCGGCTTCTTGGAGATAGGCGCCGATGTCCAGCTCGATGTGTTTGCCGCGCGCCACGACGGTGTCAAGGCTAAGTGTTTGCTCGATGCAGTCGACGTACGGCTTGGCGCCGAACAGGTACAGATCCTGCCGGGCCTGCTGGCTGTTCTGGTAGGTCATGCCGCCAATAGCGACACCGACCAGCCATGCCGGCACCTGGAATACGCGCGCCAGCTCGAGCGCCGAGTGTTGCCGGCCTTCCATGAGCTGCAGTTTGCTTGGATCTTGGCTGAACTCGACATATTTGACGTGCTGGTTCAATGCGCCGACGGCGAGGTTGCCGCGTGCTTCTGACCATGCGCTGGCAAGTTCGGCGAGGTCGTCGCCGCCCATCGGTTCGCCGTCGACCTGTTGCAGATAACCGGAGGCGATGCCGCCGCCGTTGCTGGCGTACCTGCGCGCGGCTTCGTCCAGCTCGTACGCGATCTGGATGGCGCGGTTACCAGTCCACAGCATGCCGTTGACAGGGCTGAGAAACTGCACGACGTTGTCAGCGTCGAGGTCGACACCGTTGAACTGGATGTCGTGCGACGGGCCAAACCACTCGGGGCCGGCTTGGTCAAGGGTGGCGACGTTGTCGGCTGGCAGCCATGTGAACGATGCCGGGAATCCGGTGTTGTATCGGCTGGTGACGTACCAGAACGCGCGGCCGTGCAGCATCAGATCTTGGACGGTAGACGCCATGATGAAGTTGCGCGTCACGTTCGGATCGGGTCGTGTCATCCACGATTCGCCTGGCACATACATGCGTTCGTAGCGTTCGACTTCGGGATCCCACGACATGGTGTAGGTGCGGAAGTCGAGGCCGCCGATCATGCTGGTGATGAGACCTACCGCGCGGCTGACTGTGGGAATAGACAAGGCGCGCTGCGTATTTGCGCCAACGACGTAATACTGCAGCGCGCCGGGCCTGGGCGACGCGCCCGCGGCGGCCTGCACGGAGGCGGTGCCGAACGCCGGCTCGGAACGCGTACGAAACAGACCCACGCGCCCAGCCTAGTCACACCCATGTGATTTATTTGGCTACACCCAGCATTGGCTTTCGAATCTTTGCTTGTGGCTGTGCAGCAAAGCCGGCAGCGGCAACCATGCAGCGCGTCTGCTCAATAGGGCCGGGCGACTTCTGTGATGACAGCGTGATGGTGCCAGATGATCGGCCGGCCACCGCGCGGTTGACTTGTTCGGCGAGCGCGAGCTGGCCGTGGTGAACAATGCGCCGTTCAAGGATCATGTTGCGGACTATTGCGGTAAACGTGGTCATTTCGCGTTGGCCGAAGTCTTTGCAGCGTCGCAGCAGCTCGGGTGGGCATAGGGCGTAGAAGCCGGGTGTCAACGCGAGCTGCACAGCTTCGTCATCGAGTACGCGGTGGATTTCGTCCCACATTGCGTTGGCGTTGTCCACGACGAACTCGGTGTGAACATGCAGCCGGCCTCGTTCGTCGGGCGCTACGCGCACGCCGGTGTAGCGCAGATCTGTCACGTCGCTGTCAACTGCGAGCCAGCCACCAGCCGGCATGACGTCAGTTGTTAGGCAGCTGTCCCAATGGCCGGCTGGTAGCCATGATGCGCTGGCGCTGATCCACACGTTGCAATGGGCGCGGTAGAACGCTTGCCGGTTTGGTGTTTCGGCCATGCGTCGTAGCCGGTCGGCGTTGATTGTGGTGCCGAGCGCCGGGTTGGCCCACGCCCATGTGTTGGGATCCTCAAGGTTGCTGCCGGGCGGTGGCGACCACTCTGCGAAGTACAGCGCCGACGTGCGGTCGTTGTCGATGGCTTGGATGGCTTGCTCGCGCAGCTGCATCATGACTTTTGATCCCTCGTCGCCGGCCGTTGACCACATTGACATAAGCGGATTCGGTCGC